GAAAAGAAATAGGGGCCGGCACACACTTATTGAGTTTATCAAGGTTGAGATTACTAATCAACATTTCAGTGGATTTATTAATATAATTGATAATTAATTTAATATTTTACCCCATACTGCACCGTCCGGACGGTACAGTTATGTTTGTACCAGCCTTTGTACCACCTTTGTACCACCGTTTGTACCACCCCCTTATTGAGAATGATTATCATTAGCTAATGAGAATCGTTATCGATTGGTGTTGTAGGACTCCTACAGCAGACTTTGTACGCCTCGCGCGTAGCGCGGGCCTCTTCGTGGTGTATGCTTATATCAAGAGGGAGGCCAGAAACGGCACTCCAAATGAAAATCAAATTAACAGGATTTCTTATAGGTTCTGGGGAACTCGTAATCAATCCTACATAAGCCCTTGGGGAAGGGTAAATAAGTAGTAAGATTGGCCTAGGACTAGGTAATAACTTCTGCGCTGATATAAGAGTCCTGTTACGCGTACTGTAGCCAATTGGGGGATCAGCAAGGTAGACCTTGTTCGCTTGCTAGCGGCGGATGCTTCCCCTCAGCATGTGGTTCAATTCCACGTCCCCCACGTTTAATTTAATACTACGATTAGGTAGCGGTTTGATGCCCCGTGGAGCGCATCATCCATTCACTCCCATTAATCGGGCAAACAATAAGGAAAATGAAATGACTGAAAACGCTGTTGTTGTTCACGAGAACAAGCCGACCGTTGGCGCGATCACGCAGGGCGCAGGGTTCTACTCTTCGCTCAAGACTGAGACTCGCGCTGAGAAGATGGCATACCTTAAGGCGATCACCAACTCGAAGAACCTCAAGGATGAACTCAAGGGTCGTCCTGAACTTGTTCTCCAGATCGTCGATGTGGTTCTTCAGGAAGTTGAAATCGCTGATGAGAACGGTAACGTCAGCGACAACATCCGCATCACGCTGATTGATGCTGAGGGTGTGGCGTATCACGCCACGTCTAAGGGCATTGCTCAGTCGCTCAAGACCGCGTTTGGCGTGTTTGGCACGCCCGATGTTTGGACTGAGCCTCTTGAGGTTACGGTTCTTGAGGAAAAGGGCCGTGGCGGGTTCTACTACCTCACGCTCAAGTTTGTCTAAGTAGACAATCCACAACTTAATAATCCCTTAAAGGGCCAGTCAGTTTACAACTGGCTGGCCCTTTTGCCATGTTTGCAAGGAACATTATGAAGATTAGAATTAGAAAGCGTGACGGCTTTTGGAAAACATACTTCGTCGTCGATAGTCTAGGTCGGAACTATGATGTTCTGATGGATAAGTATTCAACTTGGGAAGAGGCTATTGCAGTAGCATTTTTCGTTATAGGTACGCACATTGATATTAATGTTAAAGAATGTACTCAATGTGATGGTGCAGGAATTGTTAGCCACATGATTTATAACGGTCAAGAGACCACTTATATTTGTGATATGTGTAACGGTAGTGGAGTAGAATAATGGCTAGCAATGAGGAACTTCGTAAGCAACTCGATAAGGCTTACAAGGCAGTTTCTAACAAGATTTCCCGCACCAAGCGCGCTACAGGCGCTGAGGTTGGCGGCTCCGAGTTTGATCCTCGCCGCAATCCTGGAACTCACAATCGTATGCGTAGTGAAGCACGCATGAAAGAGTATTTGGGAGAACTTCAGTCATTTATGAGTCGTGGCAATCAGTTTATTGCTGGCGACAACGGTGCGCCACTGCCTCGCGGATACTTCAACAACGTATTCAAGAAAACTGAGGCTGAACTTGGTAGGGTCATTGATGCCCGTGAAAACAGTATCGGTAGCATTGTTGGCCCTCAGGGCTGGTCAATGACTGGCAAGAATATTGCCATTCAGAAGACTGGTAATCAGGCAGGTTTTGGGCCTTATGAGAAGATGGTTCGACAGGCTAACGAAATTACCAGTTTCGCGGCATTGAAGGAATTGCACGCTAAGAACCTTAAGCAGTTGAAGCCCGACTTCCTGCAAAAGTCACTTGATAGCGACCGGATGAAGTTGGAAAAGGTTGCCAAGTATCTTGGTGAAAGTATGACTGATGAGATGGAACTCATTAGGTCAATGGACGACTACGAGTTCGATCTTTTCTGGAACACCACTACTGCGGCATCCGGCATCTTCCTTTTCTACGCACGCGAGAAAGAGCGTGAAGAGGGAACTGTCAAGGAACGTAACCAGGACAAGGTTATTGAAACTAAGTTTGCAGAAGTTATGCCTGACGCTAAGTGGGCCATGAAAGAGGGTTTCAAGAAGCGTCAGGAAGAACTTCGTGAAGAGCAGTCTGAGCATCTTAAGGGGTTCAAGCGTAATACTAGTAAGTGGAAATAGTATATGAGCATGAGTCTCGATGCATTCTTCACAAAGAATGCATCTAAGTTCAGAGAAGTAGTCCCCCGAAAGCCAAGAGCCAAGAAGCGTGGAGGCGCAACAGCCGCAAGAGAAAATTTCTGTGCTGACTTTGAGACGACTACAGATGCAAATGATTGTCGCGTATGGGCCTGGGGATTCGTTAATGTCAACACTCCTGAGTATGAAAATGTTGAACATGGCACAGAAATTGCAACATTCTTTGAGCGGATTCAGAAGCAGAATTCAACAATCTACTTTCACAACCTGAGGTTTGACGGCGCATTCATTATTGACTGGCTTCTGAAAAACGGGTTCGAGCACGTTACAGAAAAGAACCTTTCAGAAGATAATCAGTTCAAGTCCCTTATTTCGGATATGGGCAAGTTTTACTCCATAACGGTACGATTTGCTGGCGGCTTCAGTTGCGAGTTTAGGGATTCGCTAAAGAAACTGCCGATGGGCGTTAAGCGAATCGCTAAGAGTTTCGATCTGCCCATGACTAAGGGTGAACTCGATTACCTCACTTACCGTGAGCCTGGGCACATTCTTACGCCAGAGGAAGAAGACTACCTCAAGCGTGATGTTTCTATCATTGCTCAGGCAATGAAAACTGTCATTGACAACGGTATGACTAAGTTGACTGTTGCCAGTGACGCGCTTAACGAATACAAGAAACTTAACGGTTCAAAGTACTTTGAGCAGATTTTCCCGGTACTGCACGACGATATTGACACAGATATTCGTCGTGCATATCGTGGAGGATTTACTTATGCCGATCCTCGCTATTCGGGCAGGGTAGTTCGTTCAGGACTTGTTCTGGATGTGAATTCGCTTTATCCGTCAGTGATGAAGTTTAAGCCCATCCCCTACGATATGCCGCGACCGTTTAAGGGTCGTCCAATACTTACTGAGCAGTACCCTCTCGCAATTTTCAGTGTCACGTTTACGGCAAAACTTAAGAAAGACCATATTCCCTGCATTCAGATTAAGGGTACAAACCTGTTTCTTGGTACTGAGTACTTGCGAGAGATTACTGAGCCAACAACGCTAATGGTTACTAACGTTGATTGGGATTTGTATTGTGACTTCTACGATATTAACGTTCTCGCCTATGAAGGCGGATGGATGTTTAAATCTGCTACAGGATTGTTTGATTCTTACATTGATAAATGGTCGGAAATTAAAGCTAAAGAAACTGGTGGAAAACGTGAGATTGCGAAACTACATCTTAATTCGCTCTACGGTAAGTTCGCTTCGAACCCGAACGTCACTTCTAAAATTCCTATCCTTGAGGATGGAAAAGTTAGGCTCGTTAGAGGCGAGGCTGAGACTCGCCCTCCTGTATACACAGCGGCTGGAGTATTCATCACGGCTTATGCCCGAGACATTACGATTCGCGCGGCCCAAGAGAATTACGAATGCTTTGCTTACGCCGATACTGATAGTTTGCATCTACTTACTGATGTGGTGCCGGAGACTATTGAAGTACACCCAACTAAACTTGGTGCATGGAAATTGGAGTATCACTTCATCAACGCGTTTTACATTCGGCCGAAAGCATATTTGGAAAAGAAGTCGGCTGTAAATGAACACAAGGACGAATGTCCTCATGACGACAATGGGAACCTAGATTGCCCACTTCAACACAACTATGAGAATCGAATCGCTGGTCTGCCTATTGAGAGTAGTGGTGCGATGACTTTCGATGATCTAGTTGAGGGAAAACTCATTCATGGCAAACTCACACCCAAGACCGTGCCTGGCGGAATTGTCCTAAGAGATGTGCCGTTTAAGTTGCAATTGCACTAGGCACCGTGTAGAGTTGAGGATATACAGCGGGACTTGCCTAGTGGCTCAGTCTTAAACAAAGTCAACGACATGCCGCTCCCAGATTTTAACAATAAGCGCTCAAATCGGGCATCACGAAAGGTAAGAAATCATGACTGGAATCATCGGCGGCTTTGGTACGTTTGTTCCTGAGGCCAAGGAGAACCCTTACAAGGACACTATGGTTGCGTTCGTCGCGGCATCGGAAGAGAACCCTGATGTTGACTGGACTGTTGAGATTGACGCGGCCAAGGAAGGTGCTGAGCGACTTCTCATTGCTGAGGCGGCCAACGCTCTAGGTAAGACGGCGCGACTTCGTAAGCGTGACGACTCGCGCCGCACTCAGGTTGGCACTCGCCAGAAGTCGGGCAATCCGATTTACGAGGGTATTGTCGTGCTGACTTTCACTCTTTCTGAGATTCATAAGCGTGGCAAGAAGAGTGCTAAGGCTGAGGTTGAGGCTGAAAAGGCTCCCAAGTCTAAGTAGCTCAACAAGAATGTGGCTACCGGAATGGGTCGGCCAGCCTAGCAGATAATGCACCAGTTGACTCTGGATCATGCTAGAATGGGCCTTGCAACCTGCTGAGTCAACTCACCGGATGCCCGATTAAGAGGGGAGGGAACACCAGTTCCCTCCCCTCGTTTATTTTCTAGAGAATAAGGAAATTAAGGATATGGGCAAGGTAAACGATTACATCAGCAGTCTTGATGGAAAAGAAAATATTGACCCTCTTGTGATTGCAAGCACCGTGCTTGAATTGCATAATGAGGAAATTGGTATTGCGGAAGCAAAGATTGCCAAACTGGAAACAGACCATGCCGAAACTACTGCTCTTGTTGCCGAAAGGGATAAGGACATTACCGGTCTGAAAGCCAAGAACTGGGATCTTGTTAATCGTATGCCAGCCAGTAACGATAGCGATAATAAGCCTGTTGATAAGAAACTTCAGGACAAAGATGCTAGCGAAATAACCTTTGACGACTTCTTCGAGGAAGCATAAATAACATGGTAAAGAACATTCGCCCACTTAAGGAAAAGTTGGATTCCGCCGCATGGCTGAATGCTGTTCGTAATCAGCAGGGAACCGACTATCAGAACCGCATTCCTGAGGCTACTCAGGCCAACCTGCGGGAAACTGTTGAAAACATTTGGAACTACACGCCTGGACGTAATCAGGTTTCCGATGCTCTGGTTAACCAACTCGCTATGGTGATGTTTACCAACACGCTTTGGAGTAACCCGCTTACTGAGTTCAAGAGCGGAACTCTTGAGTATGGTGAGACTGTTGAAGAGGTTATGATTGGTCTGATTGAGGCCATTGACTACGACTTCGATCGTGACGAACTCGAAAAGGAAATTTTCGGTGAGTCGCCTCTTGAGGTTCAGTCTCGGTTCTACAGCCGTAACCGTAAGGATCGGTACAAGTTCACGCTCCATCTTCCCGGTCTGCGTTCCGCTCTTATTGGGAACCAGTTGGGCTCTTATGCGGCGGCGGCAATGTCCGCTCCTCAGACGTCTGACCAGTGGGACGAGTACCTGCTTATGACGCGGCTTTTCCATGAAATGGATGTGTCTAGCAACCAGGGGTTCCACACGGTAAACGTTCCTGACGTTTCCGATCAGGATTCTGATGCAGACGACTCCAAGTTCCTGCTTCGTCGTATGCGGGAATACCGTAACACGCTCCCGTTTATTTCTCGCGCGTACAACCTCGCGGGAATGCCTGCGGCAGTCAACCCGTCAGACCTCATTCTGTTTACGACTGCAAACGCTGATGCCGCTATGGATGTTGAGGCTCTTGCGGCCGCATTCAACATTGAGAAGGCTGAGGCTCAGTCTCGTAAGATTGTGCTCCCTGCTGAGCATCTTGGGATTGACGGCACTCAGGCTATTCTTACTACGCGTAACTTCTTCCGCGTGTTCGATAACCTGATTGACACTACTAGCCAGTTCAACCCGGCCAAACTGTCGACTAACTATTGGCTTCACCACTGGCAGACAATCGCGGCATCGCCGTTTGCGCCTGTCATTATGTTTAACTCGCGTCGAGAGAGCACGGTTCTTAACGTGACTGAGACTGCCACCACTGACATTGGTGCATTCACGTTCACTGATGATGACAACGTTGTTGAGGCCACGGCACTTCGTCGTGGAACTCTTTACGATGTGCGTGTTGAGGGTGTTACGACTCCTGTTGGCGGCGTTTCTGCTCTTGATCTTGATGTGTCTGGCAACACGTCGGCTCTTACGTACATCACTAACAACGGTGGCATTTACGTTGGCCCGGATGAGAATGGTGACACTCTTACCATTACGGCTACGGCTGAGAATGGCTACACTGAGTCGACTACTCGCACGGTTAAGGGCACGCTTCTTGTTGCCGTTGGTGGTGGATTTGAGATTCAGCAGGATGCTGACAACGATGGTCTTGAGGAAGTTACGCCTAAGCCTCTGAGCGTCGATGCAAACGATGATGTAACCATTCCTCGTATTGCTGGTGTCCAGTACAAGAAGGCTGGCGCTGACGTTGCTCAGGGTAGCGTTCATCACCTGACTGCTTCCACCGTGTTCACGGCTGTTGCTAAGGCTGGTAAGGAACTTACCGCTGGCGCGACTGCTTCTTGGACTCTCGCCCCGTAACAACAATTTAATGGGAGGGTGGTCACTACTCCGGCCACCCTCCCATTTAGGGAGTTAACATGAAGTATTTCAATAAGCGCTTTGTTAGCGGCGAAATTCCTTCACGTCTTGAAATTGACGTTGAGGACATTGCTACAATTATGGTGCATGTTGTTGGTGGCGATGCCAACATGACTGGCTTTGCTGGGCAGTTTGAGGGTTCACTGAACTCGAATAGTAAGGAAACTGGCGGCTGGTTTCCGGTAACTGGCCAGAGAAGCAATTCACAGTCTACAGTTGAGGCAAGCGTTTCCGTTTCGCTAAATGCTGGCGTTGCTAACAGTTTTTATCACATCATTAATGTTACGGCTCTTAAGCGTTTCCGCGTTAGGGCATCAGCACTTACTACCGGCAATGTTGATGTGTATGTTATTGGTAGCGATGCTCCAACAACTTTCCTGCCTATTGGCACTATAAACATTGGTAGCGCTGGAACAGCCGCATCAAACCTCGGTAAAGCAGAAGATGCCACACACGCTAGCGGTGACGTTGGCGTTATGATGCTCGGCGTTCGTGCCGGAACACCATCCGCAGTTACTAGCGCGGCGGGCGATTACGGCTACGTTGCTCTTACGAATGAGGGTAAGCAGATTCCTGCTGGCCAGGGTTCTGAAGAGTTTCAGTGGCAACAGCGCACAATCGATCTTGGCACTACTGATGTTGCAATGAAAGCATCTGCTGGTGCCGGTTTGCGCAACATGATTACTGACATCATCATTGAAAATACTGGTGCGGCGGCGTGCCGCATCATCATTAGTGATGGTGCTACAGCGATTTTTAGTGCCACTGTTCCTGCTGGTAACGCGTTTTCGCATTCCTTCAAAACTCCTCTTAAGGGTAGCGTGGCAACTGTGGTTAATGCGCGTGGCGCGGCGGCAACCACTAGTGCAGTTCACTTGATTGGATATGTAGGAATTTAATACCTGTGTGGGGAGGATGCCTAACGGATTCTCCCCACACTTTCAATAATGTAGAGACTGAAAGGTTCTATTATGGGTGAGGGAATCACCGGAACACCAAACCGCTATCCTGCCGGTTTGGATTTTGACTATAGTGTGTGGTCACCTGGGACACGTGTTGATCTTGTTAACGTGAACTGGGACAACAACTATCGTGACGTCGTTAGGTTTGCTAGTAAGGCAAAACTTAACGAATATATTGATGACAAGGCTGGTGCCGGAATCACGGTACAGAACATGACCTATGCCAAGCCTGGCAAAGACATCCACCTTGGCATCCCATACAACCGAGTTAATCGGTACAACTATCTGCGAGCGTCTAATCCGCTTATGCCGATTACAGGCGATATCCAAAAGGATTTTTACTACTTTATTCTCGACTGCGAATTCATTAACCCGACAACCACACGGCTTCGAGTGCAACTCGACGTGTGGCAGACTTACGTTTATGACGCAAAGTTTGGCAACTGCTATGTTGAGCGTGGCCACGCTGGCGTTGCCAACAGCAAGAAGTTTGACAAGTTCGGTCGCGACTATCTCACCATTCCTGAGGGCTTTGATCTTGGTGGCGAGTATCGACACATTGCACGTCGTAGCGTTCCACTCATTGTAAACAACTCGATCAGCACTAGCCCACTGACTGACGGCGACATTGTTGTGGTTAGCACGCTGGATATTGAGCGTTCTGGTGGCACGGTTGAAGACCCTGTACTTGTTACGGCTAACGGGTCAAAAGTTAACGGCATGTCTAGTGGTGCCGATTTCTACATCTTTAAGTCGCAAGTTTCGTTCAACTCTTTTATGGATTCGCTTGCAACTAAGCCCTGGGTTAGTCAGGGGATTATTTCTGTAACTTACATGCCCAGTCTTTCGCGTTACACTATTAATGGTGGCGCGGACTATGTGAGTGGTGAAAAGATTCAGGAACTCATCACATTCCCTAGAGAAAACAGTCTTTATGTAAACTGGCGTGAACAGCCTGACATTAATGACCACATTCCTGCACGGTATCAGCATGTGAAGCAAAAGTTTTTCACATACCCCTACATGCTCATTGAATTGACGGCATGGTCTGGAAATGCCGTAGTTCTTAAGCCTGAAATGTGGAACAACTTTGATGCTCAGATTCAGGAGCGTGCATCATACATGCCACCCAATCAGCGTGTGAGTCTCCATCCTCGCGGCTATAATCGCACTAGTGGCGAACGTGTTGACAATCTTTGGGATTTGTCTGATGAATTGATTGATGCATTTGGGCCAGATTTTGCGGCTAGAACTCGCAACATGGGCGACGACTCAAGCGACTACTTGGACATTGCAATTTCAATTAACAACTTCCCGTCATTGCCCGTGGTAAACAACATGGCGATTAGTTATTTGGCAACCAACTCTAACCAGTTGGCATTTCAGTTCAAGTCTGCTGACTGGACTCAACAGCGTGCGCTTGGCATGGCTGGCGGACAGTACGATATTGCTACAGGTGCAATGCATACTGCTATGAATGCGGCTGGCACGGCTGGCAATGCTGACATTTCTCAGACTGCCAATCAGAATCGTACTCAGGTTGCTCAGGCTATTGTTGGCGGGGCTTCTACTGCAATTGGTGGCGCGGCTATGGGTGGCGGCGCTGGCTTGGCTGTTGGCGCTCTTAGTGCCGGTGCTGGCGTGGCAAGTGCTGGCATTGGTGCGGCGGCAAATGATGAGGCTCTTTCTATTCGTCTTAATGCTCTTGGTGAGAACACCATCAATGAGAATAAGCAACAGCAACTTGTTCGTGACACTAACAAGGGACTTGCTGACTGGGCGGCTAAGGGTGACTACTCAAACGCTGTTGACGGAATCAATGCAAAGATTCAAGATGCCGCAATGATCCAGCCGTCAGTAGGCGGGCAGTTCGGTGGAGAATCGCACAACATTGGCACTAACAAGTTGGAATTCTCAGTTCGCTGGAAGTTGATTGATGATGCGCACATTCGTAAGATTGGTGACATCTGGCTTCGCTACGGCTACATGGTTTCAGCATTCATGAAGTTGCCTGAAACTCTCATGGTAATGAGTAAGTTCACTTACTGGAAGGTTACGGAAACGTACCTTGCTGGAACTAGTGTTCCAGAAGCGCATAAGCAGGTGCTTCGAGGAATTCTTGAAAAGGGTGTTACCGTATACGCTAACCCTGACGACATTGGAATGATTGATTGGGCGGACAATGTTCCGTTGGGAGGGTTTAGTTACTAATGAGTGCAAACAAGCGTGGAAGTGGTATTGACTACTACTTGCAGTCACCACTATTCGGCAACAATGAATTTAACAATAGCCCTGGCGCAATGCGAGAGACTAACATTCAGAGAATGCTACAGCGCGTTCTTTCTGAACTGGCGATGAATAGGTTTAAGTATGAGAACCTGCCTGAGTCGGTTGATGAAAGATTCCTGGAACTTACACTTCTTTTCAATTCATCCGCAGTGTGGTACTGGGATGAAGATTATGATAAGTTGCTTGCTGTTCGTGGCGCTGGTTTCGGTGCAATGAACTTCTATGACAACCCTGTAGCGTTTCAGACTATCGGGCCTGGCAACTCAATTAACATTGCAGGTGCCGCTGTTGCAACATTCTTGCCTAAGACTCTGAGTGCATACATTCCCACTGCGGATAAAGATCTTGACCCTGCTAAGAAGCGTCGTAAGGCTGTTGGCATGTATCCCAACTACATGCGCACACC